CATCAACGTATTCGTTAACTTATTCGTTAAAGGAAAAGTTAAGGAACTGGTCTGTCCTGTATAGAGGTTTCTGGTTAACAGCTGTTGTTTCACTTAGGCTACAATAGGTTTTACGATAACGGTTACGCTAGTTGATCCACCTGCGCTTGATACATTCACACGAAGAGATCCTTGTGGAGTAATGAACTGCGCCCCACCTGCTTCGGTAAGGGTTGTTTCAGTGCCAAGATCTACCCAGTTAGCTCCAACTTGATGCTGAAGTTTAACTGTAGCTCCTCCGAATGTACCAGATGCAAGGAAGGCACTAAGCTTTCCGTTACCATCTACTGTAGTGTTACCATCAGAGGTAACTGTTGTATTTAGTATAACTGCCATAATTAGTAAGGTACGTTTGCTCCCATCCCAGATGCGCCAGTGTTAGCGGAAGGACGACGAATAGTTAAAGATGATACACCTCTGCGTCGGGATTTGGCCTGTGTCTTCGGGCGTGAAGGTTTAACTTTTTCCGCTGTCTGCGTAGGAGGGGGAGGAGGCGCTGGAGGAGGAGGAGGCGCTGGTATTTTAGGTGCTGATCCCATGTTATTTATTTAATATTTGAGGTTGATAAAATAGATTCGTTCTGAATCTGGTGTTTATTTTTTAAAAAGTTTACTACAGAACGCTGTCCATAGTGAAAGTTTAGTTTACAAACCGACTCACTAACACCAAAATCTTGAGGAGGAAACGCCTCTTCTAGAGCTTTCAGTAAAGCTGTAGGTATTTTAGGGAACTCGTTTTGTGCTTTCATATAAGTGTTACTCATTGTTCTTCCTCCATTGCTTGGTCTATCTCATCCCTGTTATAAAAGGATGTCTTGTAGAACTTATCATAACCTACATCACAATGCTCAAGTATCCAGTCCAGACGTTGCTTGTCCTTGCTAATTTCAACATTCTCATCGTGGTAAGCATCTCTTTCCTCTATGAGTAGGTCAACAGCCTCTTGTAGTGATGCGACCCCAATCTTGAGATTATAGATAGCGACATCTAATTGAAGGATCTCTCGCTCAAGTTTATTAGCAAAAGACGCGTAGACATACTTAGCTGGTCCATCTCCGAACTGGATTACCTCTGCATCTGTTCTCGGTGTATCGCTCATTTTATTTCCTCCATTGCTTTATCTACTTCTTCTCTGTTGACGAAAGACGTGCTAAAGAATGTATCGTAGGTGACACCGCAGTACTGGAAGATCCAGTCCAGACGCTCTTTGTCCTCCTGTAGTTCGTCATTCTCTAGTGCTTTCTCAAGACCAGCCGCGTAGCCTTCATCCCAATCCTTAACTCGCATAATCTCAGCAACCTGTTCTGGTAGCCAAATAACGTGCAGGAGCCTAAGTAGGTTATCTCTGAACTCATCTAAAGACGCACCATCTGGTACTTCAAGAGACGCTGTTTCGTCGTGGTGTTGTATAGTTATTTTCATAGTAATTCCTTTATATTTTCTTCTTTCATAAATATAACAAAACCAACGCCGCCGTTCGTGGCAATAACATTAAAGTCAATCCACTCGATAGCCTCTTCGTCGGTCATCCCTTGGTCACAGAATATTGATATCATCTTATCGTAATCGTAGACTAAAAGATTGTTGTGATCAACGCCTATGATAGCGTCATCTAATCCGTCAAAACGTATTGCTTGTTCGTCGAAAATCATAGGTCGTTTAGTTCGGGTGGAAGCTTGCCCTCCTCAATCCACTCTTTGGTTTGAAGCATACACATAACGTTCCAGATGATGGCACCGCCATGATCCTCATCTTGTTCATCCTCCATCCATTGCCACAGGTGCCTGTAAAGACTATCAACATAGCGGCTCAGTGGTATTCCTTTTTGCCAGTTGTTGCGGCCGTAGTGAATCGCTCCGTCTTCAAAACGTTTAGCAGCTGCTCTCAGTGCTGTGATAGGCATCAGACAAGGAAGGCCGTTACCCTCCTTGGAATCGCGGACTGCGCCTGTGTCATACTCCGCTTGTTTACCTGAATTAGGAAGTGGTTGTTTTTGTGATGTCATAAGTTGGTTTCCAAGTGTAGTCTTCGCTGCTTCTGAAGATGCGAGCAAGTTTAGCGTTAGTGAGAAAATCGTGTTCAGTCTGTCCATTCTTTATAAACAATTCGTAAACTGATTGCCAAGTGTCGTTGTGTTTCTCCAGCCAAGCCTTAGCTCGTTTTACCCCATAACCTTTAACACCTTTGTAATTATCTACTGTGTCCCCTGTTATAGTTTGTACACGTAAGTTATGGTCCGCTTGTTTCTGGCTTATCTTGTAAAGCTTACCGCCTTGGTGCAGCTTACAGGGAACAGTAAAGTAATCTTTGTCTGTTGCCCATATAATGTAATTAGAATTTGATGCCGCTTCGATACCTATAACATCATCAGCTTCTAAACGATCAGCGCACAGCGCCTCGTATTCGTTCTTCAAGTATTCAAGCGCAGCTTTCAGACCTAGCGGTTTGCGAGCAGTGCGGTTGGCTTTGTAAGAAGAACAAATATCTTTACGGAAGTTATCACTTCCTGAGACAGCCACGATAACAGAGCTGGCCCCTGTCTCCTTCTTACCTTGTTTTATCTGAGCGTCGATCACTGATCTAACATCAGACTCTGAGCTGACCAAAGACCAAATGTCTTCGTTCCACTTTATTTCTTGCTCACAAGCGAAAGCAGCTTTGTAAGCAATCTGGTCGCCATCTATCAGGACGACGGTTTCTTTAGTATTAGGCATGGTAGTTCCTTTAGTATAGTGTGCATCGGTATAAGGCTTAGAACATCTTTACGTCCTGACCTTTGGTAACGATGAAGATGTGCCTCGTCAGGACTAGACACAAAATCATCCTCAACTAACTCCTCACAGAGTTCGGCCAGATCGTCGCGTAAAACCATAACAAACTTGTTACGTTGTTCAAAAGCGATGTGAGTGGCTTTGCTGTATAACCAGCCGTCATCTCCGTTCGTGTTCTTAAACTCAACCCAAACATATTCATCCTGTTGCTCTGAAGTTCTTGAGATTCTCTTACGTGCCTTTACGTCTATCTTCCAATCAGCTGTGGCGAAGTAATCGATACCGCGCACCTGATCGGAGAAACTAGTAAAGGTTGAATTGAATCCTACGTTCCGACTTGCTCGTTCGAACAAGTTCTCTGCATTGCTGCCGTGTTGACTGCAAGAGCCGTCGTGATCATGTTTGTTTTGATATGGCATATATTTATTAGTGAGTTTTAGCCCAGTTAGCTCCTGCTTTGTACTCGGAGTCTAAGGGACAACGGAAGCCCAGCTTCTCTCCTGCGCTCTTCATAGCTTCGCCAAAGGTATCGCCCAGAATTGAGGCGTCCTGTCTGTCGCAGCTGAATTGAATTTCGTCATGGATGTTAGCGTGAAGCACGAAAGGCCGTGTGGCCATAGAACAAAACTCAATGAGAGCTTTCTTCATTATTACAGCGCCTGCTGACTGTAGCAGTAAGTTAAGCGCGGAGTGGTCGGAACGACAGGGAAGTATACGGCCGTCCAAACCTTTGAGATTATTTGTTTGTTTTACGCGATTCTTGACAGCAGTCAAAAGCTGACCGATGGCTGGGATGCGTTGTGTAAACTGAGTCTTGAGTCGGCGGCCGTCTGCGCGGGTGCCGTTGACAATGCTTCCTATCTTCTCGTCGCCTGCTCCGTAAAGGAAAGCGTAGATGAAAGTTTTAGCTTGGTCTCTTGTGTGCAACCCTGCTGCGTTTTGATTCGCGGTGTGAACATCACCTGTGAGGATCTCCTTTGCGTACGCTCCGTTGTCGAAGCGCCACAAGTAGTGTGCTAGGCACCGCAGTTCCAGCCCTGATGCGTCTGCACCAACCAGTACTTTACCCTTTGGCGCATGAAATAACTCACGACATTCTTTTCCGTACTCGGCACGCACGGCAGGAACCTGAGCAACGTTCGGGTTTCTGTGTGTGCAGCGCCCAGACACCGCTCCGTTGGTAATCACTGTTCCGTAGATCTTGTTTTCCTTAGAGAGCTTGAGCCACGCTTGTTGGCCCTCAGCTATCTGGCCAAGGCGCTTACTAAGTAATAGATATTTACAGAGCTGAGTTGCTTCGGGCAGGTTTATACTACGAAGAACAGACTCATCGATCTTCGGGCGCTTGCCCTCGTAAGCCGCAGGCTTCCAACCTAAATCAAGTAACCTTGCGGCAATCTGATCGCGGCTGTTTGGATTGAACGGAATCTCCTTTGTTTTGTGCGGGCCTTTCTTCGGATCCTTTACACCTACTTCAACAGCGGCCTTCTTTGTAGGATACTTGTTGCCGTGCGTGTCCACGTACCAGCAGCTCTTCATCTCAACTACTTCGGGCTTGAACACCTTCTGTAGTTCCTTCTTTAACTGGGCGCGTTCTGCTGTTAACTTACCACACAGTTTTTCAGCTTTTGTTTCGTCAAACGGAAAGCCGTTGTACTGTTGCTTTCTCATCAACTTGGCAAAGATATGTTCTATCTCAAGCATCGCGTCAGACAGCTCTGGAGTCAGTGCCAACTTCTCGTACAACTTCTTTGTTACCTTTACGTCTTGGATGCAATAGTCGATCATCTCAGGCGTCAGTTCTTCCCAAGTCTCTGTCTCTCCATGTGAGTCTTTATGCTCACCCAGTCGTTGCCCCCACGCTTTCAGACTGTGGGCGCCGATCAGCTTAGGATCGACGGACGCATTGATTCCGCTCTCGCGTGCAATATCGGGGTAGATACAGCGAGACATTACCAATGTATCGACAACGTTCGGATGGGTAAAGTTGTATACCTTGTAAAGAGCGGGGAGGTCAAAGCCGATGACATTGTGGCCTATGATTTCATCAGCTTCTTCCATCTTTTTAAGAACAGATTTGATGCTTTCTTCATCATCACCCACGAGGACATTACCATCGTCGTCTTCTGCAACGACAAGGTGTACGACTTCGAGGTCGCTTAGTTGCGCCCAGTCTTCAATCGCGTTTGTTTCAATATCAAAAAAGTAACGCATCACAGGTCGAGTTGAGGTTGTTCTTTGATCTCTCTCGCCAAGCTCTTCAGCTGCTGGATCTCGTTGTTGATTTCCTTTCTCCTCTGTAAATCAGATTCGATACGGTGCGAGTAATAACGACTGTCATCTCTCAAGATTCCAATACGTGTTTCGATAGCCTCTAAGTCATTAGTGTGTTTCATATTTTAGCCTTTGTTGTATTTTGTTCCAATATTGTTTTGTAGAGTTTTTCTTCCAGCCGTTCGGGCCGCCGTTGTGTATACGTGCGATGTCCTCGTAGCTGGGCTTACGTCCTATGCGTTCTTTTGTAGCGTAGTGATCAGTATAAAGCAAGAACATATCGATTGACTTGCTGATATCAAAAGCATCGTCGTGCGTGTATGTTGTTCCTGCGATACGATTAACGTCTTCAACATAGATTGCGTGTAACTGAAGAGCGCCGTGTGCTTTGCCGTCGTCGCCTACAGCAAACACATCGCCGTTGCTTTCGATCTGAATGATCAAAAGAATCAAATGCATTATAGATTCAATCTTCATTGGACTCCTCGTTTGCTCTTATAACTTTATTAACTTCTAACCAAGGTTTGGTTTTTAGGCGCTCCTTTAGTTCCTCCTTTGGAATGTCCTTAATGAAGCCTTTCTTTTTCGCCCATGCTACGGTTTTGCGATACTCGTAACAAGGGTCCGCTTTTAATATTTGCTCTGATTTACTGCTAACTAAGTCCAGTAGATTTGCGATCCGCTCAGGTGTTGAGTCATGTTCCATATTATATTTTGTGTTGTTATTGTTATTATTCAAACAAGCCCTGCTCTGTGAGTCGGCCCGTTGTTGAGTTAAATTCAAGATTACAAGCAACGCCTGTCTGTCCGCTGAAGCGATTCTTCAAGACACGAACAGTGCTTTGGTTGCGTGTGTTTTCGTCCTGCTGGTTACGTTCGATCCCGATCACCATATCTGAAAGTTGCCCCAGACCTGCTGACCCGCGAAGGTGACCGAGTGATATCTCGCGGCCCTCTTCAAAGCCACGGCCCTCTGGGCGCTTCAGGTGTGAAACAAGGAGCATACCTACTTGTGTCTCCTCAACGAGTGAGCGTAGCTTAGTCATTAGTATGTCTAACATCTTCCGCTCATCTCCGTCCTGACCAGATACGACAATGGAAACGTGATCAAGGAAAATCCATTTGCATCCCAGCGCCTTGTTCATGTAGCGGATGCGGTTGATTAGATTGTCTGATTCTATCGACCCCCAATGATCGTACGTTGCGTAGTTCCCCGATCCAATCGTAATTTCATAAGCTTCCTTTAGCTCCTCTTCTGGAGGCAGCTCGTCCATAAGGTGCAGTGGTTTGTTGGCGTGTATGCCCATCAGTCCCAGAGCTGTTCTCTTTATGGATTCTTCCAAGGCGATATAACCTACCTTCTCTCCTCCTTTCAAAAGACTGTAGGCAATCTCACGGCACACGCTAGACTTACCAATACCAGACCCAGCACAGAAGGTAACAATCTCACCAACGCGTAAACCGCGTGTGATCTTGTTCAAGCCGTCATACGGATATGGAGCGGAGTCAACAATCTGTGTTGAGCTGACAGCTTCCCACATATCCGTACCCATTACGATGCCGTCGGGCCTGTACACTTCAGCATTCCAGAAGGCTTCGGCAACCTCGTTTGCTTTACCTGCTTTTAAAAGATCGTTAGGGTCCTTTGCGCTCAGGCGTGCTATCTTTGCCTTACCGACGCTCAGAATCGAAGCACAGGTTTTAGCCGCTTGGATCCCCTGCTCGTCCATATCGAACATAATTATTACGTTCTCAAAGTTCTCGAAGTAATCTAAATATTTTTTGAATACGCTTGGTGCCGACGTCGCTCCGTTAGGGATACTGACAACAGGATATTTATTATCAAATACTTCGGATACGCTAAGGCAATCAATCTCACCTTCCGTAACGCAAATGTATTTGCCTTTGGTAAACATGTGCCAGCCGTAGAGCGTGTTTACCTTGCCTATAATTTCAAAGCTCTTGTCAGCGTAACGAATCTTCTGGCCGACAGGTTTGCCGTCTCGGTCGCGATACGTTGCGATGTGGCACCCCTTTCCGTTTTTAAGTCCTCGTCTGTAATCGTATCTTGAACACGATTCGGTTGTGAGGCTTCTGGAGTTGATGGGTTGTATGTCTCCCTCTACAAAATTTGAGGGGCTTTGGTACTCTTCTTTCTGTACCAAGTTGTCCAGCGTGTTTGCTGGAGTAAATTTATCGCAGGAGTAGCACTTGGTGCTTCCGTCTACGTTTATTGTGAGTGCGTCGCTGCTTCCGCAGTCGGAGCAGGGTTGATGTGTTTTGAGGCTTTGCAGTTGTGTGTCCATTCGTGTGGGAGTTGTGGCCCTTGGCACCACAGGATCCCCAGCTTGTCGGCCCAGTCCCTGTAGCGCGTCTTAGAGCGCTTGTTTAGTTTTGTGTTGGCTTTCATAAAAACAAATCTCAGATCGAGATCTGGGTGCTGCTCTTTGATCCACTTGTGTTTCTGTCGATCAGCAACGGTCAGATAACCCTTTACCTCTAGTATAATACCATTGGGTAAGATGAAATCTGGAGTATAGCGTCGGGACTTTGAGGGCTGCTCGAAATGAACTACCCTAGACTCATATTCAAAGCCAATGTTTAAACCTTCCAAATGGAAAGCGACATCACCCTCAAAGCCCGATCTATATAACACAACAACTAAAAGTCGGAATTGGACGTATTACCCGCAGTAACCTCATCCTCGAAGGCTTCGCTAAGATCCTCAGATACATAGCCGCCATCTACTACGTCAAAGCCAGCGTTGGCCTTGTCGCACACTTCAATAACTTGGGCCGCGCGTAGACGCAGCGTGAGGCCAAACTTGTTGCCCCCGATTAGATAAGTGCTAGGCTCAACACTTAGACGCACACGGCTACCTGATCCAACAAGAACGTCGGTCGGGTTTCCTTTGGAGTCTACGAGAGCGATAGAAAATTGATACTTACCATCCTTCGAGGAAGTGTCCTGCTTGGCCATGATGAAGTATTCATCGCCGTCCTTGCCGTAAGGCTTCTTGTTTGAATCAAGCTTTTCAACGTTGTTCTGCAAGCAGGCAATCTTGTAAGCCTTGTCGTAGATCTCGTCGAGTTGTTTGAACAGCGGTGCAGCTTCCTTCTTGGTGAAGATAAGCTTACAGCTGTACTTGCTTTGATTGAAAGCAGTATCTGGTTTGTTCAGATGTGGATATACTGCTTGTCCGATAGGTGTTGTGATACGTGTTGCTTTAGCCATAATATATATTGGTGTTGATTGTTATAATTAAGAAAAGACATACTTTGAATTTAATACTTCGGATATGTCAAACTCACCGTAAGCTGGCAGATCACTTAGTGTCAACCCTGTATGTTGATTTTCTAAAGAAAGTTTTAAATTGAGTAGCTGGTCCTCCGAAAAGATATCAAAGAGAGTCTGTTTGATTTCGTTCTGTAGCGTGACAGCGTTAACACAATGGGTGCCGTAGCTGTCGTGTACCATCGCAAAGTCTTTTATTCCATGTTGTTCACATTTATTAACAGTCAGATGTAAACAAGCTGCGTCAAGACTGTGAACAAAGTTAGGGCTGGATCCTTGGGCCTGTCTCTTTGATGACAGCTTATCCATGTCCTCCCTGAAC